AGGTGAACATACTCGGTGCGGACTGCGCGAGATACTTGGCCCCTTTCACGTAGCCAACCACAGATCCCAGCCTCGGCAAAACTAGCGTGTAGACCTGCGAATGGAGCAACGCGGCGTAAGCTGGTGACGCCAACTCCATCCGATAGCTCAGCTTCTTCAAGCCAGAAACGAAGGCGGTCGGGGGGCGGGTCGGACGGTCAACCTGGTTCACGAGTAATTGCTGGAGGGCTCTCTGCGCCAACTCTTGCTTCTCGATGGGTATATCCGGGTTCGACTTCACCGCCTTCAGTTCATCCCGCATGGCGGATATCGCCGCGGAATAGTCGCTCGACGTGCTCAGATGGCCGAAGCGGCGCGAGGCTGCCGCGGCGCGATACTGGAACGCCGCGCCGATGTCCTTGGTCGCAAGCTGCACGTTCTCTTTCTTCGCCAGCAGCTTGGTCGCCGAACTGCTCGGCATCAGGTCCATAAGCCCCCGGCGGGTCTCATTGATGTGCTGATCCCAGGCGGCGTTCATGGCATCCGCTTGCGCCTTATCGAGCCCCGCCGTGTCGGGTCTGCTGGCTTCCAGCGACTTCAGGTAATCCTGCATCTGCTTGGGCATTAGGCCCTCGAGGCCGCCTTCCTCCGCCAACCCGGACTTGATGCCGTGCTCAGCGTCGAGGTGTCCTGCGGCTGCGGCTTCCTGAAACGCGGCCCTCAGTTTCGTGGCCAGCCCCGCGTTCTCGACGCGAGCGAACAGCGCGGGATTGTCGTTCAGGACGTCCAGATGACGATCACCAAACCCGGCCGCCTCGAGGATCTTCTGGACCCCCTCCACGGCTGCCGGCGTCGGTCGACCATCCGGGCCGACAGCGAGACTGCCCGCCACGAAATAGTCGCCTTGGCCGTGGCTCATGTGGAAGTTCGGGACAGCATCATTGGCCCCGATCACCTGGTCGATAAGTCCGCGCGCGTTCTGCAGCGTCTTGGCCTGTTCGGGTTTCAGAGTGCCTGCAGCGAGCAGGCTATCGATGCTCTTCCCGCGGGCGCTGAGGTCTGCCGTCAACGCCTTCTGTGCTTCCCGAGGGTCGCTCTGCATCTTCTCGTCGAACTGGAAGACTTTCCCAGGCTTGTTTTCGAACCCTGGGATCGGCCCCACCGCTTTCGTAACACTGTCATGCACGATCGCGGCGATGCTCCCCAGTTGTTGAGTTTGATTGCCAGCAACCTGAACTGCATACGCTTCTCGCCCAGCGGGCGATGCGTCATTGAACGCACGCGAGGCATCCACCCAAGCCTGCTTGATGGCCGGGTTCTTTTTCGCCGCTTCCTGCATCTCTGCCGGCTGTTCATTCCACGTCTTGTCTGGAAACATCCCCCGTTCGGTCGCCAGATATATCGCCTTGTCTATGTTCGCCCTATCTTTGGCGTTCAAGGCATTGTACCCGCCTTGTGCCTTGACGTTCGCCGAGTCCATAGCGTTTGTAATATTTTCATTGTCCTTCAACGCTGCGATAAACTGTTTGCCGCTTTCGATACCCAAGCGGGGCAGAAGAACCGTCCCGATATCGACGTTGCCGTTTGCGCCTAGGAGAAGATGTTGCAGCGTACCCTTGGCTGAGGAGACCGTACCCAAGAGATGGTTCACAAGTGAACCCTTGAACTCCTGCGCCCGCTTGACGCGGTTCGTGGACGCATAGACCGGGTTTAGCTGTGCCTCCGGGGCGGCCGCGGGGTTCTCGTCCATCAGCCGGTTGCCGGTCTCGAGGACTTGATCAAGCATCGTGCGCTTGCCTCCAGTGTCCATGCCGAGCGCCTTAGCGACGACATTTTTGAACGCTTGCCACATGGATGCGGGTTTACCCGGCAGTGAGGGGTCGGCGGGCATCGACCGGAGCATGTCCTGGAACTCAGGGTTGGTGAACCCCTCCGCCGTGAACTCATGAACCGACGTTAGGCCGTAAACACCTGAGTTCGGCATGCCGGAAGCATCTTTCGGCCCGGCCTCTCTCATCGCATTGTAGAGCTTCATCATGTCCCGGGCGGCGGGGGTGACGGCCTCGATCGCCCTAGCAGTCGCAGCGTGAATGGCCTCATGCACCATGTTTTGCCCGTCGGCCTGCCCGCGCGTCATGTCGATCTGGTTGGTATCTGAATTGTAGCTCGCCGCCGTGTCGGCCTCGATCCCCTGGTCGACCACACGCACGGGTGCATCAATGCCTCGCTGCATGAGTTGCCGGGCGACCGTCTTGATCGCGCCGGTCTCGCCGTTGGTCGCGAGGTAGGCCAACTGATGCCGAAGCGTTCCGCCATTGTTTGCGATGTGCTCCAAATCAACCATCTGCTGGGTGGCAGGGAGGCCCTGAGCGGGCGGGGCAAACAACGTCTTCCCCTTCTCCTGCGCGTCGGCGACGACATTGCCATGGGCCTCCAAGGCGGCCTGCGCCTCGGGGCTGAATTTCTGTAGGTGATTGTCCCACAACGCCGTGCCCGTTGGATCACGCTGAAGGCCTTCTTGCCACATTTTGTTGGCTAGTTTCGCTGCCCCAGGAGATGCGCCAGGCTTGGCGACGTTGGTCATCTCCTGCAGGCGGCTGAGAGAATCTTGAACTGGGTCTACAGGTTTGACCTGCGCGACAGCTGCCTCTGACGGAGTGCCACCGACGGGTTCGGGGGGTAAGGGGGCTGCTGGCGGCGTCGGCTCAGTCTTGTTGGCGACGTGGTCCTCGACAGCCTTCAGGATCGCAGGAGTCTCCTCAGCGCCTGGAGTCGTCTGAACCTTGTCAAGCGCCTCCGTCATCGCCGCATCGCCGGCTACCGGCTCGCGCAGCGCCTGCGCCTGATCCCAGTTGGCCTTCTCCTCCTTGGTGGTGAAGACGTCGCGGGGGACCGCATTCTCGGCGGTCTCGGGAATGATCGCGCCCTTCTCGTCAACAGGGACGTCAAGCGCTTTCGCGGCGCGCAACTTTGCGCCCTTCAGCGGCACTTCACCGACGCGCTCGTTGTCAGACAGCGCCTCCATGAACGACGTGCTCTGCGTCTCTTTGTTGGTGTGGTCCATCTGGCCGAACAGCCTGGACCCGATATCTTGCTTCGTGAGCGGAACGGCGGGTTCTGGGACCGCCGGCTCGGCACCGGGCGGTGGAGGCTCGTTAGCCCCTGGCGGGTAGGATGTACCCTCCCAGTAATCCTTCTGCCTCTGAACTTCGGCAGCGGTGGCGTCCTGCTTCGCCTGGGCAGCGATCCAGTCGGCGCGGCGGGCGCTGGGTGTGGAGACCTCGCGGGTGTCCGCCGGCTCGCCGCGGCTTTGCTGCACAAGATCGCTTGGCGTGAACACGGGGCGCGTGTCTTCGGTCGTAGCTTGCTGTGGTTCTGCTGGCGTGGGTTCTGACGGCCCAGCGCGGCGCATCATCTCCTGCATCGCGGCCGTGTCGCCTGCACGCGCACGCGCGATCAGGTCAGCAGCAGGGATCGTGTCGAGCGGAGGTCCGGCTCTGATGGCCGGGGGCGGAAGAAGCTTCTGTGGTCCTGCTGGCGGCTGCTCACGACCGAGGGCCCGGTCCACGGACGCTGCGACAGCATCGGTGGGCGTCTCGTTCGGGTTGGCCTTGGCCAGTGCATGGAGGCCACCACCCATCAGCGCGCCGGTCACGCCGCCGGTCAACGCCGACGTGATCATCTCGTTCATGCGGAAGGGGATGGACCGGTCGTTCATCTGCTGAGCGACGGCGTCCTGGGCTGCGCCCGTGACACCTCCGACGAATGCCTGACTGGCTGCGGCGCGCGCGATGCTCGTTGGCACAATCTCGCCCGCAGCATTCTTGACCCCACCTGCGAGGATGCTCGCGGCTCTGCCGCCAGACCAGCCGCCGAATGCGGCCTCTGGGACGCCTAGGGCGATCGCCTTGGCGGCCTGCCCCTGTGTCAAGGGGCCGTTATTTTCCTCTGACGTCTCGACGTTGCCGCCGATCATCATGGGGAGAGAGGCTAAACCTGCGCCTATGACTTTACCGCCGATGCCTGCGATACCGGCCTCAGGGGCCACAACCGCACCACCCAACGCAGCCACTGCGCCTGGCGCCGCCTTCAAAACCTGATAACCGATGTTCGACGGGCTCCAGGGGTGCTGCTGGGCGTTCTGCTCGAGTTCAGGACTCTGGAACCCTGCGCCGGCTTGGCGCAGGTAGTCGGCCCAGCCGCGGGCGGTATCGGCAGCGCTGTCGAAGCCGAGTGCTTTCGCGCCTGCTTGGCCTGCTTGGACGACGTTGGCGGCCGTGCCGAGCGCGCCCGCGACTGGAGCCTCGACATAGCCCATGAGGCCGTTGTCGCCTCTCGGCGTAGGCGCGGGCATGCCGCGGCCGACAGATGCGACCGGGGCAGGCGGTAAAGCAGCTAACCGAGCGTCGATATCGTCGTAAATCGACATCGTTTACTGGTTTTCGATTGACGGGTAGGTTTTCTGGTAAGGAGCGTAACCGCCGTAGAACGACGCCTCACTCTGCTTATCGGCTAGCTCCTGCGCTTCCGCGGCAGCCTCGTCCGCCGGAGTCCACGCCTGTTTCGTCTTCGGATTGATCGCTCCAGCACCTAACCCAGCCCTTAGCGCGGCAATGTTATCGACGTGCCGGTTCTGCGAAGCGTTGAACACAGCCGTCTTCGGATCGTAAGGCATCATAGCGCGCGAAGCGCGCATCGCGTCGGCAATCATCGCCATGTGACGAAATGATTGGCCTCTGAATAGGGCCATGAAATCCTGAGGAGAGTACTGCCCTGGATTGGCGAGGGCGTGCTGCTGCATGGCTACGTTCTGAGGTTGGCCTGGACCGCCAACGGCTAGCTGTCCTTGCCCGATGGCATCCCTAGCGGCTCCAGCAGCGTTCTGGAGAGCCGCTGCGTTTGCGCCAGTGTGCTGCGCTGCGAGAGCGACTTGCTGAGGAGAGCTCGGATACGGCGCCCCCACCTGGCCGACGTCATAATCGCCGGACGGGTCAGGAGTGAGGCTGTTGTCCCCGCCGTGAGCCACGGTTCCCGTAAACGGTGCGGCATTCGGCCTGGCTAATCCTGGCGCACCGAACGCGGCGTGAGCCAGAGCGCTCGGGGCATTGTTCATCAAAGTGCTGGCGGTGACGGGCGCTGCGGGAGCCTCGGGGGCTACAGGAGCCACAGGGGCTACGGCGAGTCCAGGCTGAACGACCTGAGCGTTCGCTGGGCGCACAAAATAGTTTGCTGCTGCGTTCGGGATGCTCACGCTCTGCGGCCCCATCTTGGCTCCTTGCTGAGCGATGAACCCATGTACGGCGTTCATGAACGGAGATGAGTTGGGGTCGACTGAGGCAGTGCCATCAGCGTAATGCGGCACGCTCTTAGGCACACCGGCGTAAGCCTTGGGCGGCGTCATGCCGCGGGAACTGGTCTGGGTCTGGCTCGAAGGCGCGACGGGATACGCAGGCAGCGGAGCCGGCTTAGTCTCTTGCGGCTTGATCACCGGCTGCATGGCCATCACATCGTCTCCTAGACGTTAGGTTCCCATGTCCAGCCGTTGCCGCCGAACCCCCACTGTTGTGGGGTGAAGAACTTCCGCATCGCGTCACGACGAGCCTTCACGCAGCTCGCCTCGAACTTCTTCTCGAAGTTCTCTGCACGCTCCACTGCATTGGCTCCCGCCACATCAGTGTCCACGTTCGAAAGCGCAAGATACGCTGCGTGATCAAGGATGTCTAGGTGGTGCGCGGCCGGGATCTCAGGGTACGCGCTGAGGTTCTTGATGGTCAGATCAGTGATGGGCTCGCGGCACACACGCAACCGAACGACGTTGCCGTCGTACGGCGTCGCGCATAGCGGAAACAGCCTGAGGCTCATGGCTCCGAAGCTGCCGTTGGCGTCAGCGACCACTCCTTCGTCTGTCGCCCACGCCCGCGGCTTGCCGGGGGGCAGGTTCTCGAGTTGGTTGACGTCGAAAAACATCAAATCGGGCGTATGGTAGGTGTCGAACCCGTCATGTCCGGCGCGCACCAGGTCTTGAAAGTCGGCCGGGTTGGTGATCGCTGGTGTCAGTGTAGAGACGCCGCCCGTCTGACGCGCTGAGATCACCGCCACGATGCTAGGATCGAGCGGGTAGAACTCCTGACTGTCGACGGTGGTGACCTGGGTAATCGACGACGTGTAGTCGCGAAGACAGAGCGACTGCCGCGCGAAACGGCGGCACGCCTCGTTGATGTAACGACAGAGTTGCTCGTCGTCCCACAGGTAGTCAGTGTATGCCCCTGACACCTGATCGGATACGTCGTGGAGCCGGCCCCTCCTCAGTTCTTTGAGTAGAGCACCAAGTTTCCAGCCGGCCATGACGTGCTCCAGTTAGGCGGTCGGAGCCGCCACGATCGAGTAGGGGAACCGGAGACGCTGCCGCCACCCTACGACCTGCAGTGTGTCCGGGTCAACATCCGGAATGTCCTCGACCGCGTTCTCGAGAATGTCGACGATGCCCCTCGGCACGTACGCCTTCTTGCCCGGCTTGAGCAGGAACCCGGCGCCGTTGATGCCGAAGAACTGACCTTGCCCGCGTGGGATGTGCGCGCTTTCCTGTAGGACGATCCAGACGCGTCCTGCCGGCATGTTTGGGGCCGCACGCACCTTGTCGACGATGCCCGGCTCGACAGCGGCGATCGCCGCAGCGGCTGCGGCAGCAGCCCTTTCGGGGGCCGCAGCCGCCAAGGCGTCGAACTTGCTCTCGAAGCCCTCGTTTGCGTTCGCCCGCATTTCAGCCTTGAGTTCCGCCATGACACGCTCGCGCATCTCGGCTTCAATCTGGCTCTGCGAGCGACGCTTACGCTTGGCGGGGGCCGGCTTTGTTTCTGTCTCTTCGTCCATTTTAAGTCTCCTTGAGTTGGGTTTGCTCGTGGTCATTATGAGGACACCGCGCCGAGCAACGCTGAAGTCCAGTTATTCGCCGCAGTATCGATGAACACTGCAACACGGTGAGCCGACGTCAGTGTTACTGCCGCGCCGGTCGAGCCGCCGTCGATTTTGTCGGCTGCGTTCGGCCAAACCTTCATCGTGGCAGTCGAGCCGACCGATATGACGATGAAAATCCGGCCGCTGCCGGTCGCGGCGACGCCAAACTTGACGCC